GCACTGAGATCTCTACGCTTCCAGGTGGACAAAATCTTGGAGAACTTGAGGATGTCAAGTACTTCCAGAAGAAACTTTACAAGGCACTCAACGTTCCAAGCTCAAGGTTAGAAACAGAAACTACCTTTAACATTGGTCGTGCTGCTGAAATCACTAGAGATGAAGTAAAGTTCCAAAAATTCATAGCACGTTTACGTAAAAGATTCTCTGAATTATTCATGGATCTTTTAAAAACACAACTCGTTCTTAAAGGTATCATCTCCATTGAAGAATGGGAGGATATGAAAGAACACATTCAGTTCGATTATATTGCTGATAACTATTTCACAGAACTTAAAGAAATAGAAATCCGCAACGAAAGAATGAATGAAGTTGCACAAATGGATCCTTATGTAGGTAAATACTTCTCAGCGAACTATATACGTACGAAGGTTCTAAAACAAACCGAGTCTGAGATTAAAGAAATAGACAAAGAAATTAAACAAGAAATCGAAGACGGAGTTATCATGGATCCACAGGCAATGCAAGCCATGGAAATGGGTATTGGTGAGGAAGAACCTGTACCTGAAGGTGGTGAAGAACCGCAAACTGACCCTAGTTCTGCAGTTAGTCCCGCAGATCAAAAGAGGGGAGAACTCTAATTCTATAAATACATAATGGAGGACATTAATTATGCCTACTGACGTAGCAAATCAAATAGTAAATCACATATTTGGTGATGAAAAAGCAAAGGCAGTTGATGCAGTAAACGATGCATTAGCCGCGTCTGCATATGATGCGATTCAAGCAAAGAAACTTGACTTCGCACAAAAGTGGGGTTTTGATCCTGATAAAACAGGACAAGCTGTTGCTGATGAACTTGCTGATAAAGCAACTGATACAGGCGATGTCACTGATGTGGATTATCAAGGTCGCAAACCAGAAGATCCAGATCCTAATGAGCCAGTAGAACAACCTACTGCATCCGCAGAAGAACCAACCGAGGAACCAAAAGATGAGACTGATAGCTGAAGAACTTACAGAAGTTAAATTTTTAACTGAAGAAAAGGAAGGTAAAAAGAATTACTTTATAGAAGGTATATTCTTGCAGTCTGAAATTGCAAACAAGAATGGACGTATGTATCCTTTCAAAACTTTGCAAAGAGAGGTTGCTAAGTATCATGAGAACTTTATCCGTCAGGGTAGAGCACTCGGAGAACTTGGTCATCCAGAAGGTCCTTCAATAAATCTTGATAGGGTATCACATAAGATTGAACGTCTTAGCGAAGATGGAAACAACTTTGTTGGTCGTGCAAAAATTCTTGATACACCGAACGGAAAAATCGCTAAGTCATTGCTAGACGAGGGCGTAAGGTTGGGAGTCTCATCTAGAGGCATGGGTTCTTTGAAGAAAGAATCTACATGTAATGTGGTTCAAGATGATTTTATGCTCGCTACTGCAGCAGATATTGTTGCAGATCCTTCAGCACCTGACGCATTTGTGGATGGTATCATGGAAGGAAAGGAGTGGATTTGGGATAATGGTATCCTAAAAGAGTCTGCTATTGCTGAAATTAAGAAGGAAATAGATCAGGCAACCCTCAGAAACTTACAGGAAAGAAAGATTTCCGCGTTTGAGAAGTTTTTGAGAAGTTTATAATTTATAAATAAATATATAAAACAGCAACGTAAAAAAATTTAACGGAGTTAAAAGAAATGGCTGAAACCCTCGAAAAGGATCTAGATAACATGGAAGAAGTGACCGAAGGTTCCAATCCTGTAACTAAAAACGCAAAACCTGGCGAATCAATGGACACCTCTAAAGGTGGTGCAACTAAAATCATTGACGTTACCACTGATTCGATGGAAGGTGCGAAGGGAACTAAGAACGCAGGTAAATCTGCAGCTTCACCAGTAGGTAAGGCACCTGTTCCTTCCACAAAACCAAGTGATGCGTCCGCAAAGATGGAGGAAACTGAATCTAATGACGAAACAATCTCAGAAGAAGAGACCTCTGAAACCAAGTACGACTTTACTCAAGATGTTGACGCTCTTGTCTCAGGTGAAGAACTATCAGAAGAGTTCAGAGTAAAGGCAGCGACAATTTTTGAGGCAGCAGTTACCTCTCGTGTAAATGAGGAAACTAAAGCGTTGCAAGAAGCATTTGAGGAATCTCTAACCGAAGAGGTAGAGAAAATCAAAACAGATTTGGCCGAGAAGGTAGATGACTACGTTTCTTATGCTACTAAACAGTGGATTGAGGATAATGCCCTCGCTGTTGAACATGGCATCAAGAACGAGATGGCAGAGTCATTCTTCAATGGTCTAAAAGATCTCTATACGGAGCACAACTTTACTGTTCCCGAAGAGAAGTTCAACCTGTTAGATGGAATGGCAGGAGAACTTGATGAGATGGAAACAAAGCTCAACGAACAAATAGACACCAATATCGCTTTACAAAAGCGAATAGGTGAGTATACTAGAATGGAAATTGTGAACGACGCAGCTACTGGTCTTGCTGAAACCCAAAAGGAGAAGTTAGCATCACTAGCAGAGGGTGTTGAGTTTGAAAATGAAGAAGATTTTAGAAATAAAATCGAAACTATCAAGGAATCATACTTCACTAGGAAGGCTGAAGTTGCTGAAGAAGCAAAAGAACCCACCGAGGAAGCATCACAACCATTGGTAGAATCCACTGTGTCTGGCACTATGGGTAAATACGTAGATGCACTAGCACGTTGGTCCAAATAATTGTAAATTAACTACTTTAAAACGGAGACATAAATGTCTATACAACAACTCCAAGAGAAGTGGGCACCCGTATTGAATCACGAATCAGTTCCTGAGATCAAAGATTCATATAAAAAAGGCGTAGTTGCACAACTCTTAGAAAACCAAGAAAACGCAATCAAGGAAGAAGGTCAAGTTCTTAACGAGACTCTTCAGACTACAGGTTATACCACAGGCGATACCGCTACAGGTCCTGTTGCAGGTTTTGACCCAGTTTTGATCAGTCTAATCAGACGTTCAATGCCACAACTCATTGCATATGACGTTGCAGGTGTTCAACCAATGACTGGTCCTACAGGATTAATCTTCGCAATGAGATCCTTCTACGGTTCAGAGCGTAGACCTGCAAACGGTGACTTCAGAGAAGCACTATTCAACGAACCAAACGCAGGTTTCTCAGGTGGAGCTGGTACAGGATTATCAAACTATGATCCTACTGCTTCTTCATCTGCAGTTAACGATGCAGAAGGTGCAAACCCAGGACTTCTTAATGATTCCCCTGCAGGAACATATGAGGTAACTGGAGACGCTACAGGCATGGCAACAGCAACTGCTGAAGCATTAGATGATTCATCTGCTTCAACAGCCTTCAGAGAAATGGGTTTCTCCATCGAGAAGGTAACTGTTACTGCTAAGTCAAGAGCACTAAAGGCAGAGTACAGCATAGAGATGGCTCAAGACCTTAAGGCGATTCATGGATTGGACGCTGAATCTGAATTAGCAAATATCCTTTCAACAGAGATACTTGCTGAGATTAACAGAGAAGTTGTTCGTACAATCTATACAAACGCTGTTAAAGGTGCTATCGCTAACACTGCTACAGATGGTATATTCGACCTCGATGTAGACTCTAATGGTAGATGGTCAGTTGAGAAATTCAAGGGACTTCTTTTCCAAATAGAAAGAGACGCTAACGCAATCGGTCAAGAGACAAGACGCGGGAAGGGCAACATTTTGATCTGCTCTGCAGACGTTGCTTCTGCTCTAGGAATGGCTGGTGTACTAGATTACACACCTGCACTTCAAGGTAATAATGCATTAACAGGAGTAGACGATACTTCCTCTACACTTGTTGGTACACTTAACGGACGTATTAAGGTATACGTTGACCCATATTCTTCAAACGTAGCTGACAAGCACTTCTACGTTGCAGGATACAAAGGTACTTCACCTTATGACGCAGGATTATTCTACTGCCCATACGTTCCATTACAGCAAGTTAGAGCAATCAACCCTAACACCTTCCAACCAAAAATCGGGTTTAAGACACGTTATGGTATGGTTTCAAACCCATTCTCAGGCGGTCTTACACAAGGTTCTGGAGCACTTACAGCTAATGCTAACAAGTACTACAGAAGAGTACAGGTTGCAAACCTAATGTAATAGGTATTAATACTTAACTTTACGAGAGGGTGCTTGACACCCTCTTTTTTTATGGTATAATATTGCTATATACTATTACTTTGAACCACACCGCTTCGGCACCGTGTAGTAGAAGTCAACCGCAAACGCAATCGAATTAACATGAAGTACACTATTAAACTACAGGACATTGTAGGTCCTAAAAAACTACCAGGTTTTAATGGAGTCGGAGAGATAAATCTTGAAGACTATGAAAATAGAGAAGTAGATATACCAGAAGGATATGAATTTCAAAGTTTAGGTTCCCTTGACATAGATGAAGAAGTAGATGAATTAGCAGATGTATGGTCTAATGATGGTGTCAGAGAAGAGGGTAATGCTGACGACAGAATTGATGCACTACAAAATAGTTATTCTGTAAATGGTTATAAGACAAAAGATGATCCTGGTATGGGATCAAAAGATGACAACGGAAAGGAACTACCTGTAGAAGGTAGAGGTCGAGCAATAGCAGCAAGAAGAAACAAAGAGAAACGAATACCTTGGATCAATCTTAAGAAAACCGAACCTGGTGAACTCGCAAGAATCAGTGCGGGTGTTTTAGCAAACCTTAAACATGACCCTACCACTAAAGCAACAAGGGAAGATGTTATCACAGCAGGTTTAAAACTAATAGGTGATGGATCCCTCAATCCAAATGAGGTTGATATAAACACATGGTTAAAGGATAGATTACAAATTACCAATTTCTTTACTCAAAATAATATCACTCTGATTATAAATGGTATCATAAAGAGACATGCTGAAGGTGAGAACACAGTTCGTATAAAGGAGAGAAAAACTTGGAAAGAAATCTTAAAGAAAGACTTTAAGATTGAAATTGATGACAAGACAGTTTTTCTATTCTCTATGGATTCTGATACATATTCATGTCGTGCTTTTTGTGAAGCAATATTAGAACATGGATCGGTAAATTCAGTAGAAATTATAGCATACACAAACAAAAGATTGCCATCAGAGGCAAGATCAAAACTAGCTACTTTTGTAAGTGATCTTGGTAAATATACCAGACTTATGTACAAAGCAGTTGGTGACAGAAAAGACTGTACATTTAAAAAAATCAATCCATCAGAACATTTCATAATCAAAGGTTGTCTTCCACAGTTCATTGTGGATCATGCCGATGAATGGGATTCAAAGGAATTGATAGACGTAGAGAACTACTAATTAAAGGTTTTCTTAATGTAATCCTTGCTACATATGTAATAAATAATTTTGCACGTGTGAAAGGGGAAGGAGTGTCTGCAAAGGCACTCTTTTTTTGCGTCTAAATATAAACGTAGAGTATGCTTAATTATGATAGAGGATGTAAGGTTTGAGGACTTTATTGGTATTTTCGATACCAAATACAACACTCAACCAGTAATTGACTATTGGGAATATCAAAAGAAGTGTGGTGCTACGTTTAATCGCAAAGGTATCTTTGGTAAAGAACGTAAAGCAAATCAACGTAAAGATCAGTGTCTTGCTACGGAAGATTTTATATTAGATCATACTTGTGGTTATGAATGGATGAAACAATACAATGATATTGTTGGTGAGTGCTTAGAATTATACGTTGATGAGTATGAAAGTCTACTGCAATATAGATATCAACAAGTATATCTGAATATACAGAAGACTAAACCAGGTGAAGGATATCATGCGTGGCATTCTGAAGATGGTTCTATGGGATGCAACCGTAGAATATGTGCAACTATGATGTACCTTAATGATAATTTTGAGGGTGGTGAAACTGAGTTTCTTTATATTCATAAACGCTATAAACCTAAGAAAGGACAAGTATTAATTTGGCCAGCAGGGTTTACACATACTCATAGGGGATTACCTCCCTTGAATGGTGAAAAATATATTTCTACATCATGGTTGGAAAACATCAACGGATAAAATGGCAAATTGGTATCAGGATCAACTGACTAACAAAAACTTTCTTTCTCCTATAGGATTTTTATTCTTACTGGATAGAGCAAAGAAGGTATCATTCTTATGTCAAAAAGCAAGTATACCTGCATTTACGACAGGTAATATTGAAATACCTACAAGAGGTTTTGTGACAATACCAGTTGAGAGTACAGCAACATACGAGGACTTGTCTATTGATTTTATAGTAGATGAGGACTTAAGAAACTATATGGAATTACATAACTGGATGAGAGCACTATCTACACCAGGTGAGTATAAGGATAGATATGATTGGAATACAGAGAATAGTATTAGAGGAACTAAGAATGATCCAAGATACTCTGATGCAACTTTA